CTTACCGTAAAGCAGTGAACAAACGTTCACCGGCCCTAGGGGGGGAGGGGGCTCGCAAATAGGGTGGGGGGTGTCATGCCTATCAGTCAAGTCTGCTCATAAAAAAAATGGGCATACTATTTTTGGTTTGCGTATTATGTCTATCTATGACATTTTGTGCATATTGCCGCGGGATTGACATGGGTGGTAGAATTGTTGGGAGGATGGACAGTGAGATTGGGTATAGTTTAGCGGATAGGATGGTAAGGGCACCGAGGCATGCTGCGGAGGTGAGGAATCCGAAGGGGTGTGCATTGGCGTTGGAGATGTTGGCTGACGGGTGTGGGACTAGTGAGATAGTAAAGGCTACTGGGTTGACGGCTGGGATATTGGCGCGGTTGAGGTATGACCATAGTGAGGCGATCAGTGTGCGGCGGGAGAAGGCGGCGGATGATGCGGAGCACATGGCGGAGCGTTACCGGGCGATTTTGGAGGAGAAGGCGAATATGTTGCTGGACGACCCTGACTTGTTGAAGAAGGTGAATCCTCGGGATTTGGCGGTGACGTATGAGATATTTCGGAGTAAGGCCAGTAGTTTGCGGGGTGAGGCTACGGCGGTGGTTGAGCATAGGAAGGGCGTGAGTTTGGAAGATGCCAAGAAGGCATTGGAGGCTGCACAGAAAAGAATACAAGGTGAGTCAATAGACGTATGAAGAAGGTTGAAACGGATAAGATGAGGGAGTTTGTGGAGAGTGTGGCTGGGTATGCCGTGGTATTTGGGTTAACGCAGTATGACCTTCATGTGGTGTCGATGGATACGGATGGGTATCATGCGATGTTGGAATCGGATTCAGACAACTGTACGGCAATTCTGTATTACAATCCAAAGGTGGACAATGATCCAAGGGGTACTGCATTGCATGAGTGTTTGCATTTGTTGTTTGCGCGGTATCGGGATCTGGCGCGGTACAGGTTTGTAGATGAAAAGAGTCTGGACGCGGCGGAGGAAAGTATCGTGCGGGTATTGAGCAAAGTAATGTCAAATCATGGGATATGAACGGGAAGGGTGACAGTCCAAGAAATTGCTTTAGTCAGAAGTTCAGGGATAACTGGGACAGAATCTTCGGGGGTAACTTAGGGGGTAACTTAGGGGGTGACGGGAAATCGACTGTGCATTTTCAAGGTGATGATGTGCAGAACGGTGGTTCAACTCCACCCACCTCCAACTTTGGGTATGAGTATCGCGGGGCCAACCATGCGGAGCGATGCCAAGTGTGTACGCGGTGGAAGGTGCATGCGAATAACTCCAGCATTGGGGTGTGCGTAGACCTGCTGATGCAGACACCATTTTCGCATGGGTGTAAACGGTTTGTGAGTAAGCAATGTTAACCTGGGCAAAGCATCCGGTATTAAAGCCGCCGAGCGATGAGATGATTGCAAAGATGTCCGACAAGGAGTTGTTGGAGATTTACGAGATTTACCATGAGGCGATTAAGAATGCCCAGGAAGATCCGCTGCGGTATGGGTTTACCATTGAACCGTGGGAGGATGCTGACAAGTTAATGGACAAATTTGACGAGGTACTGGTATTCGGTGGGAACCGTGCCAGTAAAACGGTGTATGGTGCGCGTAGCGTGGTTAAGGCGGCTATCGAAAATCCTGAGTCTATCATACTATGTTTTGCGCAGGATGCTGCGTCAAGTGTGCGTGTACAACAGAAGTCTGTGTATGACTGGTTGCCTGCTGAGTTCAAGGTGACTACGCGTTCTGCTACTGGGTACATCAAGTACAGCTTGAAGAATGGGTTTACGGGGGATTCGCTGATTCTGCCGGATGTGAAGAGTAAGATTTACTTTCATACCTATTCCCAGTTTTTGAATAACCCCGGCAAGTTTGAAGGGTTAGAAGTGGGTAGCGTGGAACCGCAGTGGCGCAACTTGGGTATTTGGCTGGATGAGTACCTGCTTGGAAGCGATCTGGTAAACACGCTACGGTTTCGGTTGGCCACACGCAATGCTAAGATGTTGCTTACGTTTACGCCGATTAATGGTATTACCGAGTTTCTTGCCAGTTACTTGAAAGGCGTAGAAACGGTTGAAACGCGGAAAGCGGAGTTGCTAGAGAACAAAGAGGTTCCGTACATCCAGCATTCTAAGTATCGCAATGCGGGGATTGTGTACTTCCATAGCCAATGGAATCCGTTTGGTGGATATGACAGGCTTGTGCGGGATTTGCTGGGTCGTCCGAAGGATGAGATTATGACCCGCGCCTATGGAATACCCAAGGCGATACTAACTGGACAGTTCCCGCTGTTCTCGCGCAGGGTTAACGTGATTAGCGAAGAATCCATGCAAAAGATTCTGGATGATACGCACAATGTCACGTTGTACATGGGAATAGACCCTGCTCCGAATAAACGGTGGTTTATGATATGGGTGGCCGTGGCGAGCGATGGTACATGGTACATTTACCGTGAATGGCCGGATATTGGCTATGGACCCTGGGCGGAGATTGGTCAGAACGGAAAGAGCAGGTTTGCCGAGGCAAGCAAACCAGATGGAAAGGGCATAGCAGATTACGTTAATCTGATTCGTGAACTGGAACAAGGGGAGAAAATAAATGAGCGTATTATTGACCCACGGATGGGTGCTACTCCACGGCAAATCGAGGAAGGTACAACAACGATTATTGACCAACTGGCTGAACACGACCTGTTTGTTATCCCTTCATTGGGTACAGGTGGAAATGTGGCTGAGATTACCGCTGGTATTGCTTCCATAAATAACCTGTTGTCGTATGACAATACCAAAGAAATTGATGCAATAAATCGCCCAAGTCTTTATATTTCAGAGAGTTGCGAGAATACTATTGATGCACTGTTAAATTACACGGCATCGGAAGGGCCCAATGAGGCATGGAAAGACCCGATAGACGTAATACGTTACCTAGCTTTTTCGGAAATTTATTACATGGAACCCGGCAATCACGGGGTGAGTAGAATAAAACAAGGTGGATATTGATATGGAATATGTAAAAGTAGCACAGTTTTGTAAAAGAACTGGAAATCTGCGTGAGGATGTGGATGAGATGATTGAAAAGCTTGGTATCAGCAAGCAAAAAATTGGAACATCGTGGGCAATCACGCAACGAGCGGCGGATCGGATAGACAAAGAACTAAATCTACCGCCGGAATTGGAAACGGTTACGTTAAAGGCCAGATTTATGCACGAAGCAAACAACAAACGGTTTGTTTTTGCCAAGATTGAAGGCATAGAGGGCAAACACGCTGTACTTATTCCGCGCAAATTGTCAGGTCAGCTTAAGAACAAGGTGTTTGAGGTAGAAAAGATTGAGGATGTTCACGGAGTAAGCTTCCGTCACGCCGATTTTGTGAAGTTTCACGGATGAGAAAGCGTACAGGTTTTGATAAAACTAGGAACTATGACTTTATCAATGAACACGCTTCACGGATAATGGCATGGGACACGTTGCGCTGCGGATTATTGGGGGAAACTTACAATGTTCAGGACATTTCTGAGCGCACCGGAATGCCAGTTCAAAACCTATATGCTACAATAGAAACTATCAAAGGCAAGATGAGCGATATTTACCAAGCATATAAATCAAAAAACTATGAATCCTGAGCTAGATTACTACGCCGGTCAGAAGCCGGACATTTCGGAACTGAAGAAGGCGTTTGACTTTACCGTTGCCGAGTTGGAGTATTACTTTCATCAGTGCCGCTGGTCGTTTGATGACCGTCGCCGGTACTGGAATGGCAAGTCTGCGGATATGCGTAAGCATGGTTCTGATGCTTTTCCATGGGAAGGCGCAAGCGATATTGAGGTTCCGCTGATTGCCGAGAAGATTAACACTTATGTTTCGATGTGTATGGCCGCGCTTAGGCGTAGCAACATTCGGGCATATCCTGTGGAATCTGGCGATGCTGGGCGAGCAAAGGTAGTTTCTAGCTTTCTGAAGTGGATGGTAAACTCTTACATTGAGAACTTTACCCGTGAGATGGAAGCCAATGCCAATTACCTGTTTGAAAAGGCTATTATCGTTAGCTATGTCGGGTGGCATCAGGAAATGCGTAGCTTTATCCAAGAGCTTGACTTGGACCAGATTGCCCAGATGTCCCCTGAATTGGCTGAGATTATTGTCAACGGGGAAGATGATGAAGCCGTTATTGAGATTATGCGTAGGGTGTTTCCCTCATTAATCACAAAACGGGCAAAGGATGCACTCAAAAAACTACGAAAGGAAGGATATGCAAAGTTACCTATTAGCCGCAAAAAGATTGATGCTCCGATTGTTAAAGCAATCCCAGCAGATGGCGATGTGTTTTTCCCGCCGTTTACGCTCGATCCTCAAG